CTTAGATTCCAAGCAGTTATCGGTGGTAAGATGGATAAAGATACAGAGATTGCTCTATTGAAAAATCCAAGTTTAAAAGGTGTAAGTAGAGAGAGAATTAGGGAAGAATTTATTAAAGGTATAGAGAAAGGAAAAAACTCTAAATTATTTATGGAAGCACTTGATAAGTTTGGATTCACTAAACAAATGTTTCCACAATTAAAATTACAAAAACCTTATCCAAATGTCAAGTCTTTTATTTTATTTTTGGCAACTATTTTAAGAAAAAATGATGTAAAAAAACTTCCAAGTATTTTAAATAATTTAAAGTATAGTAATGAAGAAATTAGAAACATAACATTTTTAGTTCATTTAAAAAACTTTAAACCAGAAAAAATATATGATTTTAAAAAACTACAAGAGAAAACTACTTTAAAAAAACAAACAATTATTAATTATGGAAAATTAATTGGTAAAGATTTTAGTAAGATAACTAACTTTAACTTAAGTGTTACAGGTGGTGGACCAGCGTTTGTAGGATTAAAGGGTAAACAAATAGGTGATAAAATTAAAGAATTAGAAAAACTTAACTTTTTAAATGAAAGTGTGATAAATGAGGTAGAACCAAAGTTTCAATCAGTTCACACTACATCATCTTTTGAACAAACATTCGGTGGTTGGTATAGTAAGTATGTTCCACTATCTACTAAATTTATGCAAAAGATGATAGGTAAGGAAAGAGTAAGTGTATTCCATGTCGGTGCAGCAGAATATAAATCAGATATACAACAAGTTGGAAGAATCGTTGGGAAGAAAAGTTCGTTATCTACATTTACCGCAGTTGACAAAGGTGAGAAACTTGCAAAAGGACAAGGGATACAAAGTAAAGGTGGTGTTATTTATCAAATAGAGGGAACTTTATTAGTTGCAAGCACAAGAGATATACAATCAACACCAGATAAAACAGGTCGTAGATGGGTTCCACCATACACTTTGGCAGGTAAAGTTGCTGGTAGTAAAATGTATGATGAGGTAAAGGCTGGTATTAAAAAGAATAAAATAGATAGAGATACTTGGAGAAAGATAGAATACAGAGAAGAAGATAAGTGGGAAAAGAAAAATCCTGATTACAATTGGAGAGAAAAAGAAGCCGCAATGAAAAAAATAATGGGCCCATTGAAAAGAAAGTGGATTAAAAAATACATTGATATGTGTTATAAAATAATGAGAAAATACCAACCACAAATCAAACGACACATATTAAGTCAAAAAAATAAAGGTTCAGAATTTGGGTGGAACGAAATAGTTGTGAATCAAATTCATATTCAAGATGTATTTTTATTAAAAAGAGTAGGTCAGTATGATAGTATAAGAAAAGAAGTAGAAAAGATTGCAAAAGGTAAAGTTACCATAGGAACACCAGCACAATTTAGAAAATGGTATAATGAACGAGGTGGTATTATTAATGAAAATAAAAGAATTCCAAGAAAGAAAGGACAACATCGTAATTCTTCATCACATTCAGATTTATACACAGACGAAAATCCAAAAGGAACAATCAAAGGATTAAAGTTTGCGACTGTAGATGATGCTAAGAAATCAGTTAGTAAGATTAAAGGTAGTGGTAAAACACACGCACACAAAATACAAGCGGCAGTTGCTATGGAACAACGAGCTCGTGAAATGGGTAAAACAGCTCAGGCCGCTGTATATAGAAAATACATCAATCAAATGAAAAAGAAAACTAAAAAAGAAATGTTAAATTATCCACATTATTTAAAAAATGTTGGAAATGTTCCACAGAATAATCCTGATGGAGAACATAGATATTATGACCCTGATTTAGAGGAACAAGATAAAAAAATTAAAAAAGTGATTGGTATTTATGGTGGAAGATTTCAACCATTTGGACCTCATCACTTTAAAACATATAAATGGTTAAAATCACAAGTGGATGATGTTTATATCACAACATCTGATATTAAAAAACCACCAAGACATCCAATGAACTATAATGAAAAAGTTCGTCATATGGTAAAAATGGGTGTTCCTAAAAATAAAATTGTAAAAGAAAAAACACCTTATGTTGCAAACAACGCTTTGAAAAAGTTTGATAAAGATACTACTGCAGTTGTTTATATCTTTGGTGCAAAAGATGCAGGTAGATTAACAGGTGGAACAAAGAAGAGTGGTGGAAAAACTTATTATCAAGATTTCAAAAAGAACAAAAAGAATTTAAAAGGATATGAAGAACACGGATACATACTTACTGCACCACATCAATCCATTAAAGTAGGTGGACAAGAAGTAAGTGGAACCGTAATGAGAAATCTATTAGGTAGTCCAAAAATAAAAGATGATGAAAGACCTAAATTATTTAAACAAGCCTTTGGATATTATGATAAAGGTGTTTACAATATGATGACTAATAAATTTAAAAAGTTGTTTGAGACTTTTGATTTATTTTTAGTACATAATGATTTCAAAAAAATATTAGAAGAGGGTTCTAATACAAATTTATTCCCAATTGATGATGGCCCACCTACATTCTATGATGGATTTAGTGATTATAAAAAACACTCTAAGGAATGGATAGATTCAATGTATAAAAGTTCTGATGAAGGTATTGGGTGGGAGTTAGTAAATTATATATTGGGTAAAAACGCGAATGACCCTGGTTTAGATTACACCACACGAATGGATAAAGTTCCTACAGTTGCTTATGGTAGAAAAGGTGCAGGGCCATATGGTGAAAGATTCCCAAGTGAAGACCCTGTTAAGGCATATAAGAAATGGTTAGAGAAAGTTTGTAAAGGTTTAGATTATACTATTCTTAAATGGATGGGATTAAATGATAATAGTTCTGATGTAAAAGGTGTTCCTGTTGAAGCTCCTGCGTTACCAGGTGTACAAACACAAGACCAAAACACACAAAGAGCTGTTGAACTTGATTTGGCACCAGGTGATGAATCTATGGGTGATGCGATTGAGGATATTCAAGAATCATTTATGAATGATGTAAACTTATTAGTAGAGGGTGGAGCTTATGGACATATGAATCATCCATTTGATGATAATAATCTTACATTTTCAGATTTGAAACAGATAATTATTAATGGTATCGGTGGAAAGTTAGATAGAGAAGATGGAGTTACAGAGAAACTTGATGGACAAAATCTAATGGTATGTTGGATTGATGGTAAGTTAAGAGCAGCTCGTAACAAAGGACATTTAAAAAACTTTGGTAAAACTGCTCCTGATACTAAAGGAGTTGCATCTATTTTTAAAGGTAGAGGAGAAATCAAGAAAGCCTTTGTAGGTGCAATGAAAGATTTAGAGAGAAGTATTAAAGGTTTATCGGATAAACAAAAAGAAAAGATATTCGGTAATGGTAAACGATGGATGAATTTAGAGGTTATGTATCCAGCAACAGCGAATGTAATTGATTATGATGTCGCAGAAATTGTATTTCACGGAACATTAGAGTATGATGAAAGTGGTAGACCAATAGGACAACCAAAAGATTCTGCTCGTATATTAGCAGGTATGATTAAACAAATAAATCAAAATATACAGAAAACATTTAAGATTGGTAAACCAAAGTTTTTAAGTGTAAAAAAACATCAAGATTTCGATAAATTAAAAACTATTTATTTAGGAAGGTTAAAAAGATTACAATCTGAATTTGGGTTGAGTGATAAAGATACTTTAGGTATGTATCACGAATCATATTGGAGAGAGTATATTTTTAATGCGAGTAAACAATTTAAAGTTAAATTAAAACCAATACAATTTGGTAAGTTAGTTAAGAGATGGGCATATTTTGATAAATCATATAAGATTCAAGATATAAAAAATGATTATAAAGATAATCCTAAATTTTTAGATTGGATATTAAATACTGATAAACAAGACCATAATAGAATATTTAAAAATAACATAAAACCATTCGAAGTATTATTCTTTGATGTTGGTGCTACAATATTGAAAAACATTGAAGGTTATATGGCGGCGAATCCTGATAAAGCAGTTCAAAAGATTCGTAATGATATAAATAAAGCTTATATGGATTTAAGTAAAAAAGGTAATATAGAAAAATTAAAAAAACTAAAACCACAAATTCAAAAACTAAATGCGATTGGTGGAGTAAAATCAATTGTGCCAAGTGAAGGTATTGTGTTCAAATACAAAGGTAAAGTGTATAAGTTTACAGGAGCATTTGCACCAATCAATCAAATACTTGGTAGTTTGAGATTTGGATAAGGAGTTATAATGGCAGGATATAGTAAAGAGTCAAAAAGACAAAATCAAGCTTTAGCAGATTTGATGTCTGGTAAAGATTATGAAAAAGACTACATACAAGTTGGGTATGAGGGTAAACAAACAGATAAAGGTGGAGAAACAAGAGAATCAGAATTAAGTAAAACAATGCAATCTCTTCGTATGCCTTTATTTTGTCCACAATGTAAAAAAGCAATGAAGAAAAAACTTGATGATAAGTTTTGGAGATTAATGAATCATTGTTTTGATTGTCAAGTAGAAGTGGAAAATAAATTAAGAATTTCAGGTGAATATGAACAATGGGCACAGAAAAAAGTTCTTGAAAATAAGAAAGCTTATTTAAAAGATTTAGAACAAAGTATTGATGAATTTGAAGAAACAGGTGGTAAGGCAGAGTTTTTCAACCAAGTTGGTGTAAATGAAGCACAGCTCGAGAAAGAATCTTGGGAAATGGGTGAGGAACAATTTGATAGTATAGTGAAAGAGGCGAGAGAACATATAAGTAACTTAAAGAAAAATATCGATGAAGAAGCGAAACTACTTAATATTGCCTGAATCAGTAGTTCTTGATATAATGTATTTAGTTTCACGATTAGGTGAAACTGCTGTAGAGTATCACGATAGAATTGGGAGTACAGATACACAAAGTAACATAGGTGTGTATACAAGAATTATAGAAAAGTTAATGGATTTGGAAGAAGCTGATATAGATTATCAACCAAAGGGAGTAACTTTTGAAGAATTGTTAAAACAATGTGGAATTACAAAACCAACAAGGAGAAAATAAAATGGGTGGAATCATTGAATTCATAATGAATCTATTTTTTGGTGGAAAGAAAAAAGAAGAAGTCAAAAAATTAGATACAGCGATTAAAGCGAAAAACGAAGAGGTTAAAGACCTTGAGAAACAAGTAGAAAAACTTGAAAAGAAGAAGAAAGTCAACAAGAAAGAAGTTGGTAATCTTAAGAGAAAAGTAACTAATACTAAAAAACAAATAGCGAAAGCCGAAGAAGCAGTTAAAACAGATGATGTTGATGAGGCAGTAAAATATTTGAAGAAATTTAGTAAGTAATATATATTTATATATATGAGATATTTTATTTACATATTATTTCTTGGTTTGTTGTTTGGGCAAGATACAAAAACTTTCACCTTTACAGAGGAAGAAGTTCTTGGGTTCACTAACAAAATCAAAGAATTAGAGTTAAAAGATAGTTTGAATGTATCTTTAGTAATTGATTTGGAAAAACAAATCTCATTATTAGAGGAAAATTCAAAATCTGATTCTCTTATTATTGATTTTAGAACTCAGCAACTTCAATTACAAGAAGAAACTATTAATCTGTATAAAGAAAAAGTGAAAGTGGTGAAACCTAAGTGGCACGAAAACAAATGGTTATGGTTTGTTTATGGTGTTGCCGCAACTTCGGTTTCGGTTAAACTTGCAGGCGAACTAAAATAATGGCAGAACAGATAAAAGAAGTAATCAAACAAGAGTATATTAAGTGTGCTCAAGACCCTGTCTACTTTTTAAAAAAGTATTGTATGATTCAACATCCAATTAAGGGCAAGGTTCCTTTTAGTTTATATCCCTTTCAAGAAACTACAGTAAGGGAATTTCAAAAGGAAAGATTTAATATTATTTTGAAAGCTCGTCAGTTAGGGATAAGTACATTAACTGCTGGTTACTCTTTATGGCAGATGACATTCTTTCAAGATAAAAATATTCTTGTTATTGCAACTAAACAAGATACTGCAAAAAACTTGGTTACGAAAGTTCGTGTTATGCACGCAAACTTACCAAGTTGGTTGAAA